TGGACGAGAGAAGTGAATTGCCACATTTGATAGTAAGTTAGAATCAACGTTATCGAGTACGCGTTTGCGCATCATTTCAGTTCCACCTTTTGAGTTTTTAGACAGTTCTGTTTCGACAATATGACCTTTATGAATCATACTCATTTATTAAGCTCCAAATTATGTATTGATTGATTGTAAGCTATCCCATCGGAATGAACGCCAGCCTTGTGCTTCAAGATCAAAGACTGCTAAAACATCTGGGTTAACTTTACGTGTTTGTTTTTCCTGGCCTTCTTCAAGTGGAAGTTGAGGAGGAAGCATTGAAGCTTCTAGTGTACAACGCATTTCGCGTTTATCACCGTTTTTCTTTGTAAAGACTACGTTACATGGTCCTGCGACCAATTGCGCTATTGTTTGTTCTTTGTTGATTTCCATAATGTATTCCTTTTCATTCTCAACAGTTGTATTTATAATTAGTCAATGTATTCTAATAATTTTAAATCTTGGTTTAAAACCTTAAACGATATATCAGCTACGTCTTGTAATGGATCTATTCTCATATGAGTGATAAATCTATCAATATACTGAAATTCTTTTCCATGTTCTATTGCTATATTCATGCCTTCATAAAATGTTTCTATATCGTAGGGGTTTTCATAAAATATTGGTTTGGTTGCCGCTTTAGGCTGCTCTGCTTTGCGATCCTTTTCCATAAAACTCTTTCTTATGTATTTGTTCTAATACTGAATAAAATGATTCAATAGTAGAATTATTGTGAACTCTGTAAGTCTTTACATTAAACTTATGAGGTAACACATACTTTTTGTTTATTTCTGTACGATGGGAATTTATGTATTCCTGTTGAACATCGCCATCAAAATATCTCCGAGAGTCAGTAGAATAGTCACAGCCATCTCGTGTAAGTTGGACAAGTACGAAATTGTTATCTCCAATTTTATTTATAATCGGTATAAGTTCATCAACAAAACCTCCATCAGAAATCGCATAATTTTTGTTTAAATCAATTTCATTGGCAACTTGATTACCAAAGTAATCCAAACCACGTTTAGGTTTTACTATTTCTTCTGATACATATATCATTGCTTCACGACAAGACATATGACCAAGATCCATATGTGGAACTTCTTTTACACTACGATCATCATAACGTTCCATAAACCATTCATAATCAACACCAAAGTATTTTGCTGTTTCTTTATATAATTGGTATTTAAACGAAAGATGTTTCCAACCTTTTTCTTTAAAATAGTCGGCTGCGGCATCTTTACCTGACCGTGGAGGACCATTAAATAAAATTATCATGCAAACGTGTCTTCCACTATTGCACTTATTTCAGCACATGCCTCTGTCCATTCTGACGGTACCATACCTGACAAAATAAATTCACGGTCTTCGTTTGTAAGATAAGGCATAACCTCATGTATAGATCCAAAGCCACCTTGATACATGGCCCAATCCTGTGGATCTACAGGGATATTCTTTTGGCGGACTTTGCCGCTATATGCTGATGAACGTTTGATAATCATAATATGCTCCATAGATTGATTCCTTATTAATACTAATATAAACCAATTTTTATGAAATGTCAACTATTATTTTTATCCATAAGCCATTTTAATCCTTTAACGTGGCTACGATGGATTTTTGCTTGGCATATGCCGTTGTAATATGAATCATCTAATAGAGCATGACGCGTTATTTGCTCATAAAGTTCGAGGTAACCCATTTCGCCTTTTTTATTACAAAGGTGGATTATCTCTCGGTAAAAGTTATCTGCGCCTTTTTCCTCAACCATAAGTTTAACTTCTTCTGATGAACCATAATATTTCATCCAATCTGACTCAACTATTTTGGTCCTCTTTCGGGTTTTGCCTTTAAGAGGTGGAAGTTTTCTTTTTGATTTGAAAATCTTTTTACCGATATATTTTCTATCGTTGGAACCATCAGTGATTATATAAACAAATCCAATATAATCGCCAATCATCTCTGAGGTGAATTCCTCACCCTTGTAGTGCCACATGCAATAACTCCATAGTAATAGAGTTATTTATTCAACATCCTCATGCATGTAAATACGGAGTGTTCCTGTAAACAATCAGTCCATATATGAGTTAAATACCAGCCAATCAACAAAACTGCAATTGTAATAGCTATCCACTTAATCAATGCATATCTCCTCTTCGTCTTCATATGTGACCATTACTTTTAAAGTTTGGTTATCATCTTGTAAAGAAAGCCATACACGTTCAACGTTATGTTTAACATATGACCTTCCATTATTATCAACTACTTCAACTCGAGTAATAGGATATTCAAAATGAATTTGATCTGGTTGTTTATTAAACTCAATCTTGCCAGTCATATGTATACCACACTCTCACGTAATCATTAAAGTTATCTCCAAAATTAGCAAACTCTTTCATTGGATAACCTTCTGACATGAGCCATAGGTTTAAACTCCACGGTTCTGGCAGAGGGTTCGGTAAAGCTTTTGGAAATCCATATGCCCATCCTTTAGGTGGATCTACCCATGTTGTTTTCATATCATCTCCTCATGTTTGCTATAGCAACAGCATCTTCTTTACGTGTAATAGGAACACCATTAGACTTATGCATTTGACCAATACCTATAATATAGTCACCAGTATATTGAGTGCTTTCTCTGGCTGCTCCGTGCCCAGCAACTTTATTGCTGAGCGGTGTTTTATTTTTAGATGCGTAATCTGGAATAGTATTTGTATTCCGAGCTTTAGTTTTACCAACACCCATTTTCTTAAGGAACTTCTCGTGCTCGATAGCAGCCAAACGATCCTTTGGTGTTAGTTTCTTTTTCATCTTGCCGTGGACTTGAACGCCACGTATCATATGCATACTCATTCAGTATACCTCCTTGGCACTGCAGACGCATCCCATACATAAGGACAACGACTCTCATCTTCAAAAATTACAACGTCTTCTGAACCAACTTCGCTCATAACGCGATCGTCCATCCGACGGTGAAAGTACGCAGGACCACCAAAGACCCTACGTGCTCGTTGGTATGTTTCTTCAGTCATACCAACATAGTGTACAACTCTAACCATATCATAACCTGTTATTCAATCCCATCATACATTTCAACCATACGGTCTTCAATTTCACACTCAACCAAGAAGTCAAAAGACTCATCAATGTATGTGCTATCATATTTTTTTGAAAGATCCATATGCATATCAGCTGAAACAAAATTCCAAAAGGGTGTTGTGCCAAAATTATATGACATATTGAATTTATCTGCAATTGCTTTTTGAAACGAAAAGACAACATCTGAAGTGATGAATTGGTCTGTATTTAGATTAGTCATTTGGTAAGACATGTTATATTCCTTGTTTGTTGATTCTAATATAACCTATTCTATTGAGAATGTCAATAGCTAACTTGATTTAATTTCATATTTTTTAAAGTTTCAACAATTTCTTTACCGAATGGAGTAAATAAAATCCCAAAAGACCATACCCAATGTTCAATAGCTTGGTCATGTTCTAGAGTATTAACATCTACCATTCGAGCCAAGGCTTGCTCATTTGTATCCATTAAGTTGATACTAAACATGTCTATCTTAAATTGCTTAACAGCTTCAGCCTCAGCTTCTTTTTCTTCAAGCTCACGAATTTCCAATTGCTCAACTGTGTAATCCCAGCAAGACTGTTTATCATCATCACTTGAAGAATAAAAAGGATGGTCGCTACTTGGACGGTAACCAAAAGCATCTTTGTGAAGGTCAGAAAATATTTCAGTTGAAAAAGTATTCATAACGCTAACTCATTTGAATATGAGTAAGTGTAGATAGTACCTTCAGTAAGATCGTAAAATAGGTGATCCTTAAGTTCTGAAATTGACTGTTTTTCAAGTGATGGTTTAACTTCTTCCCATGTTGACTCACAGTTGAATAATAGTATTTCAGCGACTAATTCAATTTTAGTTGATAAAATCTTATGCATTTGATGATTCCTTTTTTATATCTGTTAATACTAATATAACCGATTCTATACCAAATGTCAATAGTTAATTTGATTTAATTTCAAATTAATTTAAGTCGCCGTCTCCACCACTACGAGTATTTTCTATTTCGGCTGCAAATTCATTATAACCACCAATATGTTTGCCATACCAAAAAATCTGAGGAACTGTTTTGGCTTCTTTACCGAGTCGTTTAATCATTTCATCTCTATTTGCAGAGTATGTAATATCTTTATATTCATGTTGTAAACCGTGACGTGCTGCTAACTTTTTAGCTCTTAAACAAAAACCACAGGTAGGTGTTCCATATATTAAAATCATGTTGGTTCTCCCATTAAATATGCACCTTCTGGTAAATTCATTGATGCGATAATTTCTCCAATTTGATCTGGTGACATTGTGATTACGCTAAACCTATTTGTGTCATTATCAAATTGACGTATGTAAGCTACATCGTCATAAATTAAAAATTGTACATCTTCGTTTTCGCCTGTTTGGTCTAAGACTGTGATTGCTGTTTCATCCCAATCCATTTCTATTGTAAACATTTATAAACTCCTCAATATTTTAAATGTGTGCTGCCAATCTTTTACATGGTGATTGGTTCCTGTTTTATTTGCTACTGCTAGTGGATAATCATTGCCACTCATATCCATTTTATCTCCAAAGAAATGAATGTTATCGTCTTCGTTGAAGTCTTCAAGTATTTGTGATTTATCTTTACCTATAGGATATATATCCAAACCAGTCTCACCGCCAATGGCTGCATGGAGACCTAATGATTCTTTACCAAAAATGTAATTAAACGTATTAGCTAAATTACTTCTTTCTCTATTTTTCTTATCATATTCAATATATGTATTTCGTTCTTTAAACGTAGCGTTTCTACCAACGATACTATAATTAATACAACCACGACGTTCTTCAATATGATTACCAGTTTTTATTGGAAATTCTGATAATAAAAGTTGAGTATTAAGCCATGATCGCGCATCGTCAGGTAATGTCCAACTTGAAGCATTAACAATTTCACCACGATGCCTTGTTTCAGATCCACTGCAATTATAACATGTAACTACATTTTCAGTAATTTCTGCGCCAAGCTGCTCTTTTGTTTTAGCATAATCAGATCCTGTTACCAACCATACCTTATGGGTTTCCATAAACTTTAAAAAGAAATGTTTAAACTTAGGGTCCATCTTTTGTCGACTAGGAGTTAACGTACCATCTACATCAAAAATATATCTAATCATCTTCGTATATAAATCCTTCACTATCATCTGCTTTAGTTTTTGTTTTTTTAAATCTTAATGTAAATATTGTAAGTTTAAATCTTAATTTAAGAATAAATTTTTGTATAATGTTCATAGAACTTCCTTGCTATCCATTCATGCCCTTCAGCGTTTGGGTGTTGATCCTTTTCACTTATTTGATATTTCTTTGGTAATATAAACGGAAACTTAAACCCAGAAACGTCTTTAAAGTAAGGATGTCCAATCAAATGTTCTGCGTCTAAATCAAAAAAGCTTTCCATATGGGCAAACATTATAAACCATTGAGCTTCTGTAAAATCAATATTACCATTAAGTGTTTTGTCGGATGGCGCATACCTAGATAAATTAAAAGTACCACAGACTGGCGCCATAATATATTTAATGTCTAACAGTTTGCAGAGCTCTTGTATTTGAAACATGTTGTCTATCCACGACTGCATATGTAATTGAAATAACGAAGGAATTTCAGACGTGTAGTGTACATCAACTAAATCTTTTTGATACATATATTTAAATAAATTTCGTGCGCTCTCTTGGAGCTCTGGATGGTTTTTATCAGGCCATGATAATGCTACCATAGGATTAAGCTTATAATGGTTATATACGGCAAACCTCCAAATTTCACTCCAACCAACCACGACCATTTCAATATTTTTATGATCCTTTAAGATAGTTTTAGTAAGACTATTTGTTATTAAATCATTTCCTTTACCACATTTACCTTGATTAACTACATCTAATCCACAAAATTCTCCAAATATTTCTGGCCAACTTGGCCAATTAATTTCCATACCTATATGTACATCAGATACAAAGTTTGCATCAGTAAAGCTGCAGCCATCAGCCAAAATATATTTAGAAGACTTTGACATTATATTCCTTTTGAAATGCTAGAGCATGTTCCCAAGTATCAACCATAGGTTGACCTTTGATGTTTAAACTTGTATTTAATAACATTGGACAACCAGTTTTTTCGTACCATTCTTCAAGGATTGGTCTTATAACTGATTTACAATTCGGTTTAACTATTTGAACTCGAGAAGTGCCATCAACATGTGTTACTGATTTATAATCATGTTTTGCCTTTGCTACGAATTGCATGTATTCGTTCATTGGTCCTTTGAAATATTCATCAGCGTATTCTTCCAAGATCGCAGGTCCAAAGGGTCGAAACTTTTGTCTCCGTTTAATTTGATTAATAGTGTCCTTAATATCTCGTCTAGGGTCAGCGATAAGGCTACGATTGCCAAGGGCACGAGGGCCAAACTAACTACGGCCATTTGCAATACCACAATAACTATGGTCAATAAGATGCTTAACAACTTCTTTAATTTTAATATCATTTTTTATATCCGTTCCAAGGTATGGATCAATCCATTTTAATTTTTTACCATATGCTAAAGCAGCGGCACCAAGAGACGATCCACAATCACCTGGGTTTGGCATAATCCAAATATTTTTACCTAGTCCTGCTATTTTACTATTAGCAACACAGTTGAGAGCCACACCACCCATCATAACAAGATTACGAGAAGGGCAATGGTTTAATACCAATGTAGTAAGCTCACGCTCAATAACACGTTGAGCAGAGGCAGCCATATCCTCTTTACGTATATGACGTAACTCTGGTAGGTCAGGTAAACCTTTATGGCAATTAACATTCTTTAATATATTTTCCATTAATAATGAATCAGTAGGATCGCCATAACCAGACATACCCATTGTTATATATTCATCTTCCATCGGTTTCAAACCAATGTACTTTGTAATTGCTGAATAAAACAATCCAATTGAGTATGGATATTTAAATGATTTAATCTTTTTCATGTGTGGACGTTTTTTGCCAAGAGGTCCTTTTTCAACCCAAGCTTTCCAAATAGAAATGGTATCCCATTCACCAATAGCGTCAACGACTAATATGTTACATTCGTCAAACTTTGATGTATAGAAACCTGCCGCGGCATGAGACTGGTGATGGTAAAAGGAAACATCTGTTTTAATACGTGGCTTTGCATAAGGTTGTCTAGCATATATTTGGCGTGTTCTTTTTAACCAATCCTTTTCGTAAAAGGCAGTGGTATCTGCCTCTGCTATTTGACTATGGTGTAACCACCTATCATTTTTAACACGGCTTATTCTTTCAGCATGGGTAGCTGATAATATTTGACTGTTTTGGATTAACGTGGCACCTGCATCGTGGAACCCTTCGCTTAGACCTAATATTTTGTTCACGATTTAATTAAGCACCTTACTTTTTCATTATCAGCAAATGGACCAAAATGTGTTTCAAACACAGCTTTATTTATTTCGCATGTAAAACGATCTTCGTAATCTTTAATATATGAATAGTTATGTACATCGCCTTCCATTACAGTAATAACTACTATTGACCAAATATAACTTACCATTATGTATTCCTTTGTTTAATGATTCTATTATAAACAATTTTATAGCAAATGTCAATAGCTAATTTACTCACTTCCAGTCCAATGGCCACGAGTGTGTGCTCTACTGGTCAAATCAATAAACCTGCTTTCAATTTGTTTTAAAGTCTTTTTGGCTATAGGATTTTCTTCTTTATCACATACTGCTTTGAGTACCTCAATAAGTTTTAAATCTTCTTGCATTACTTTGTTAACATCATATAACTCACGTTTTTCAATCATCGTGATACCAATGGTTGAGTTGCAACACTATCGTGATAATCACCAGATTTATAGTAATCACGTGTTGCTGTTTCTTTTATCATTATACCATTTTTAAGACGATATGTTATAATTTCTCTGCGAATAACGTCTTCAACGTCTGATTCAAATGCACTTTTAAATGGTCCTTCAGTCATTACATACTCTCTTTCTTAAATCGCTTGTGGAAAAGCGATGATCCCTTTTATTAAAATATAAATCAATTCCACGTTTTTGGCATATATCTTTGCCAGTAAACTCTTGAGTTTTATATTCCACTCCTAATATTCTAACATCAATTGTGTATAATGTCAACAAGTCTTTTAGGTCCTCTTCAGTATTATATGGAATAATTTCGTCAACATATGATAATGCTTTAAGTTGTGTATATCGCTCAACCACTGTTTGGATTGGCTTATTCTTTTCTTTCCTATCAAAGCTTGGATCTGTTTGCAATCCGCAAATCAAATAATCGCACTGGTCCTTAGCTTCTCTTAGCATTTGAACATGGCCTGCGTGAAGCAAATCAAACGCCGATGCTGTGAAACCTACAATCATAGTTCTTTAGGACCGTCCGACGTAAATTCCATGTTAGATACTCTTCCAACATATATTTTACCATTCCAACGCAGCTTAATTCGCTGATTTGCAACATAAGCTTCAAACGAAATTTTAGGCTGCATTCTGTCTGCCTCGACCTCAACTGTTACATCTGTAAGGGTACTAGTTATCTTACAAACATCATCATATTCTATTTTACTCATTCACGTATTCCTTTATTATAACTAATTGCTTCACTTATTAAACTCAAATTATATCCTGCCTTTTTTGCACTATGTACTATCGCTGTAGTATCTTTAGGAAAACAATGTCCACCAAAGCCACGATCGTCTTCATTAACATATGTATGACTTTTACCAATACGAGGATCATCGCTTACATTCATCAATACTTCAGCAGGGTCAACATCTACTCTTTTTGCCATATCATTTATCTGATTAAAGAAAGCTACCTTTGTTGCTAAGTATGCATTACGAAAATATTTAGTTAAGATTAAAACTTCAGGATCTTTAATATCAACACGCACACCTAATGAGTTTGATAATATATCAAGCCAAAAGCTAGTATCGCCACCACCTATAGAAATTGATGTATGGTTTTTAAAATCTTCAAATGCATGGGCTGCACGTAAATACTCTGGTGAAAAAGTTATTTTGGCTGCATTAGGTCGTTTAGTAATTAATCTCCAACCTTCAAGGCTTATGGTTGATTTGATTAGTATAGGAGTTTCTTTGTCGCATAATTCTGCGCAATCATATACATTTTTCATATCACACTCACCATCTTCGCCTTCTGGTGTTGACACTGCAATGATAACTGCATCAGCATTTTTAAATACTGATTGATCCTTATATCCTAATTGTGGGTCAAATACTTTAATATCATGTTTTGATGATAATGCTAATCCGTGAGCCTTACCAACAAAACCGTGTCCGCATATTACGATGTTCATTTGGGTTCTTTCCAATTATGAATGAGTTTAAGCTTTTCTTCTTTTGAAACACCTTCTACCATGTGAGGATTATCTCTATCCCATAATTGTAATACTCGTTCTTCGTCTAAAATAAACGTGTCTACAATAATTTCGTCCATATAGTGCTGAGAA